GTATGGTAATAAGAGTGAATTAGAATTGCTTACATTAGAATATGATCTCTCTGATAGTGAGTATAAGAGAAGAATTTTCTTAAGTGAGTCTGATGCTGCAGCAAATAACAATGAGTTTGGATTTGTTGTAGATTATTCTGATATTATTACTCCTGTTATTGGAAAAACAAAACCAAGCAACTTCTTCCTACAAAATAGAGGTTCTGGATTTAATTCTGATTCTGATATTGTACTATCCAAAGGTCGTTTAGAAGCAGGAACTTCTGCATACAATACCACTTTTGGATACTCTTACTTTGACCCTCAATTCTTTACTAAGATCATCTTAGAAAGTATTCCTTCTGGTGCAAATGCATTTGATGAAGGTAAGTATGTATTTGGCATTGATAGCAATGCATATGGTGTTGTAGAAGGATCTTCTGCTGGTGTTTACAGTACAGGAAGAATTCTATTTGTTAAAACTTTATCTGGTAAGTTCCAATCTGGTGAAACAATCAGAGATGAAGATGGCAATACTGTAAAGATTGCAAGAGACAATACAATCTCTCACTTTGTAGTTCAAAATAGAGGTTTGGGATATGCTGATGGTGTATCTTTATTAATTAATGGTCTTGAATTTGATGCATCAAAAATTGCTTTAGGTAAGACTATTGCAGGTAACATTTATAATGCAACTATCATTAATAGAAAAGCAGTAAATATTGAATATGCACAACCACCAGCAGTAACTGTCAAGAATCCTGACGGAGCAAGTTCACCTAGTTCTGCCGCAGCTGTTGTTCCCGTTCTGTTCCGAAACACTGTTACAACTTACACACCACAAAATGTAAAGTCTATTGGTTGTTCCTATGGATCTGGAAACTCCAATTCTTTCTCTGCAGACGTTGTTGTAGATAGTCAAGAACAATCCGAAATCAAAGCAGTTACTAACTACACATTCTTTGGATCGCAAGGTGCAAACTTTATTGAATCTACTAGTTTCAGTGCTGATGCATCTCCAATTCTACAGCAAGGAGATCTTGTACAATTCTCAGATGATAGTAACAACCTGGTTCGTGCAATTGTACAATATGCTACAAAACAAGAAGGAGCATCAAAATCTAGAATTTATCTAGATACATGTCTTCCTGGCGATGTTACCAATACCAGCATTGTACGTTTACGTCCAAAAGTACAAAATACTAACTCTGGTACATTATTATTCCCAACTGGCAGTAAGCAGGTCTCTCAAATCTCTGCTGGTGGAGATGATACTAAGATTAAGTATTACTTCCGTAGAGATTTTGTAACTACGGCATCTTCTGGTGGCGGTACAATTACATTTGCTGCACAGTTACCATTTGGTACACAGAGATTTGCAGCTTTCAGTGAAAGTAATTTCATCATCACTGTTCTAGATCCAGGCGATGCTCCTAACATTGTTAAGGGAGATATTGTCTATGTTTCTGATGATGCAGTAGAAATTTCATCTGCTACTGACACTGCTAGTGGTCTTACATCTGGTAGTATCAGTTTACAGTTACCATCAACATATTTTGGAACTATTCCTTCTAATGGAACTTTCCCTAAACTTAAGTTGACAGCAACTCTTGAAGTATCTAACGCAAAACCAAGACTCAAGACTGCTGTTAGAAACAAGAGAATTGTTATTGCTTCTGCTGGTGATCGCATTGTTCCATTTAGAGGACAAGATTATGATAATGAAGTTGTAGAAACTCTATCATATTCTGATGCTTTCAAATTGAGATATGTTTATGAGGGAACATCTTCTCAAGCACCAGATGTAGACTCTGCAGGTAATCTAATTTCAGGAACTGATGTTACTGCTAGATATACATTTGATAATGGACAGAGAGATACATTGTATGATGTTTCTAGAATTGTTCTAAAACCTGGATTTGATCCTGCAGTTGGACAACTACTCATTGCATTTGATTACTTTGAGCAATCTCAAGGAGACTTCTGCACGATTGATAGTTATCTACATGAGGCAGGTGTTCCAGAAGATGAAATCCCATCTTTCAACTCTTCAGTTCATGGCAATTTAGAACTTAAGAATGTAATTGACTTTAGACCTAAAGTTGATAATAGTGCTATCATTCCTGGTTTCCTCAATATTGCATCTCTTGAGACTACCGCTGGATCCTTTGCTGGTGCTGGTGCTATCTTAGCAAGCACACCAGCTCCAGATCTAGGACTAGAGTATACATTCTCCTTTAGTCAGATTCAATACCTGGATCGTATTGATGGTATTTTCTTGGATAAGAAAGGAAACTTTATTGTTAAAGAGGGTAATTCTTCTCTCAATCCATCTAAACCAGATCCAATTGATGATGCTGTACCTCTCTTCTATGCATATATTCCTGCATTTACGAAGACAACCAAAGATGTAAGAGTTACTCCAGTTGATAACCGTCGTTACACTATGCGTGACATCGGTAAACTAGAGAAACGCATTGAGCGTCTTGAGTATTATACCACACTTAGCATTCTAGAGCAGCAAGCTCTCAATATGCAAGTTAAGGATGAAATTGGACTTGATAGATTTAAGTCTGGATTCTTTGTTGATAACTTTGAAGCACACAAGGTTGGTAATCTTTCTTCTCTTGATTACAGATGTGCAGTAGACAGTCAGCAAAGTGTCTTACGTCCTCAAGCAAAAGAAGATTCTGTAAATCTAGAAGAGGTAAACGTAAGAGAAGATCAAAGATCTGTTTCTGGTTATAAGAAATCTGGAGATATGGTAACCCTACCTTTCTCTCCTTTAAATTTACTAGGAAATGATTTTGCATCTAAGACTTTAAATCCAAATCCATTTGTTGTTCTTCAATATGTTGGTGATGGAGAAATTTCCCCATCTATTGATCATTGGTATGATCAAACTGAAGAACCATTGGTAGTAGATACTAACACTGATCTGTTTAACATCTTCCTTGCAAAAGAAAATGTTAAAGAAAGTTTCTCCAGTTTGTACAATTCTTTTGTAGTTAACTGGGTTGGAACATCTACATCCTTTACTACTATTAATTCTCTAGGTCAGGTTAATACACAACAAGCTGTAACTTCTGTTGCTAGTGCATCTGTTGCAAGTTCTTCTAATATTAGTCCTCAAAATAATGAAGTAGGAAAAGGAGTTCAAACTAAGAGTGTTGGTGAGAGTTTAGTTTCAACTTCTCTAGCATTCTTTGCTAGAAGCATTCCTGTCAGATATGTTATCAGACGAATGAAACCTAATACGAAGATGTATGTCTTCTTAGAGGGAAGAGACATTGGTCGCTGGGTAAACCCAGACCTAAGATTTACAGGTATTGCTGGTAACTCTCTATCTGCATTTAATGGTGAGATCACAACTGATGAGTATGGTAATGCTAGCGGACTAATTGTTGTTCCTGCTGGTTTACCTCCACTTGAGAATGCAATCTGGACTGGTGATGTAGATACTCTACCATATGATACTTCTGCCGAGGAAGTATCAATTACTTCTGGCGTATTAACTTTCAGATTTACTTCCAGTGCAACTAATGCTCCTAAAGAAGAAGTAGATAGTTACACCGAAGTCAAGTATTATGCTACTGGTCTTCTTCCAGAAAATCCTGCTAGCATTGTATCTACCAAACCTTCTTACTTTAAGTCTAATGAAGGTGTTCAGTTGATTGAAAGTAATACTGATAATCCTATCAGACCTAATCCTCTTGCACAAACATTTAAGGTTGAAAATCTAGAGGGTGGTTGTTTTGTTACTGGTGTTGATATGTTCTTCAGCAAGAAGAGCACTAACATTCCAGTAAAAGCATATATTTCTAATGTTGATGCAGAAAAACCAGCTAAGAATATTGTTCCTGGTTCTGAAAAGACTCTTTCTCCAAATACGTTCCTCAAGTGTTTTGCTAGTGGTAATCTAGCAGTTTATAAGGGTGAAAGCGTAACAGGTGCATCTTCTGCTGCATCTGGTCCTATTCTTAAAATCTTTGATAAGAACAACGTAGAGCTAGTTGCGACTGCATCTGGTAAGTATAGTCTCACTAATGAGCAAGTCTATACTGTTGTTCTAAGTAATCACAATGGCAAATCTTTTGTACAGAATGAAGATTTAATTATTCCTTCTGTTACAGAAGCAAATGCATTGAACAATACAGATCTTGTTCTTGCTATTGCAAAAGACAGTGGTAAAGTGTCTAGAATGAGAATTACTAACACTGGTCAAAATTACGACAGTGCAATTCTTACTATTGAGAGTCCACAATTACCTGGTGGATCTACTGCTACTGCAAGTATTGAAGTCTCCAACGGTAAAATTTATAATGCCGAGGTATCACTAAGTGGTTTTGGTTACACAGAAGCGCCTTCCGTGGTCGTTAAAGGCGTTGGAAATGGTGCTGGTGGGTGTGAGATCCAAACGTTCATTGAGATTGACACACCAGCGGTTAGAATGGGTGTAGCGGTTGATGCAGGAGAGGTAACAAACTCCACAACGCCTACACACTTTGCATTTGATTATCCTGTTTATCTACAGAATGATACAGAGTACGCTCTAGTAGTAGAAACTGATTCTACTGATTATGAACTGTGGGTTTCTAGACTAGGTGAAACTGACATTGCTACAAGTACGGTCATTACAACACAACCATCACTAGGTTCGGTATACCGTTCTCAGAATACCGAAAGTTGGACAGAAGATATTTTTGAAGATCTTAAGTTCACTCTTTACAGAGCAGAGTTTGATACTACTAGACCTGCAGAACTTCTTCTTAAGAACGTCAACCTTGGTTATGAACTTTTAGATGCAAATCCAATTGAAACAAATGCAAGCTCCAATTCTGCTAGTACATCTGTACTATTTAAAAATAACAATGCGGTTGTTAAAGTGAATCATAGAGATCATGGTTTTGAAGATAGTGGTAAATCTTATGTGTTCTATAGAACTGCTCTAGAGACAGGTGGTATTACTGCTTCTACTATTAACAGTAATCTATTCCAAATTACTAATTCTGGTGTTGACACTTATAACATTCTTTCTCCATCTCAAGCTGCAGGCAACTCTCTTGGTGGTGGAACCTCTGTTTATGCAAGTCACAACAGAAAATTTGAGACTCTATATCCACAAGTTCATTACTTGACATTCGCAGGCACAACATTAGATGTTTCTGTTAAGACAACCAATGTAGTTCCTGTAGATTCAACAACTACAAATTATACTTCATATTCACAATCAGAATACGAAAGAACTTTCTTGAATGAACCACATTACTTTACAAACCAGAAGATGATTGCTTCTGAGATTAATGAAACTCTAAACAGTCTTGAAAGGTCTTTAACTTACAAGATGCAACTATCTTCCACATCTAGTAATCTTTCTCCAATCATTGATCTTTCTAGTGCATCTGTGAAAACAGTAAGCAATAGAATTGAAAATGCTACTGGTCAAGAATCTAGGTTTGGTAGAAGAGATCAAGTCATTGAATTCTATCCAGTATATCAGTTTGATCTTGCAGGAAATGCTGGAACTGAAATTCAAGCTAATCAAACAATTGAAGGACAAACTTCTAAGACGACTGGAACTATTGCTAGAGTCAATGGTAGTGTTGTTTATGTGAGAGTCAAGACAAGTCAATTCTTCCAAAAAGGAGAACTTGTTTCTCTAGGAAACCAAGCACAATTGACAAATGTCAGTGTTGATTCTAACCCAACACAAGTATTCGCATCTATTGATGATGGTTCTACTATTGTAGCACGTAATCCATCTGTTATTCTTGAGACTTATGACAATATTATTACTGGTAAGACTGTTATCTGGAACAGTCAAACTCAAGAACTGACTGCTAGAGTTGATATTAAACCAATCAATGATAATTACACTGATAGAATTATTGATAGTGCTCTATATAACAGAAACGCTGTTGTTGGTGACCAGATTGCAGACATCTTCAGAGTAGGAGACTTTATCAAGTATCCAAACCAACCAGATGAAGAAGCAAATTATCTAGAGGTAGGTAAAGTCACATATACAAATGGTATTGACTTTGTTGCTGAAAATACTTCTAAGAATGGTTCGGCAGTTGCTAAGTATGTAACTAAAGAAGTTGTTATTAACAACCCAGCAACTGCAATTGATGTACATCTAATGGCAAATGTCAAGGACATTGCAAATATCCAAGTTCTCTATAAGTTTAAGAAAGCATCTAGCCAAGAAAACTTTGAGGATATTGATTGGGTATTGTTCAATGGAAATGGACAACCAGATACATTAGAACTAGCAACCACAGAAAACACTATCTCAAGTGTTGTTGAGAAACAATCTTCTTACCAAGACCTTAAGTATAGTGTATCTGATATTGAAGAATATTCTTCTTTTGCTATCAAGATTGTAATGCTTGGTGTTGATCCTGCATTTGCTCCTAAGATTCAAGACATTCGCGCTGTTGCTGCATTCTAATTTCCGCGTATGGACTATATCAAAGTTAAGGGGCACGGTGGTCTCGTAAGAGACCAAAACACTGGTGCCATCATTAATTTGGACGATTCTGCAATCATTGCAAGACGCAAATCAAAACAGCTTGGTTCCGCGTTAGACGACATA